ATGGGAAAAAAAATCCTCAAGCTGACATTCCAAGGTCAAGACTTCGGCTATGTAAAAATGAACAAGGGACATGATGCTTTTTACGGAAATGGCTCTGAGAATGAAGCTGTTGAATTTGAACAGGTAAAATACAAAGACAGTAAAACACAGTTTTATTACAAGATCGCGGGCACAAAAGATAGCTATTTGGACTTTAGTCCAACTTCTTCCGTTATCAAAGTAACCAAGCCATGGTTAAGCGTTGATAGCTCCAGTATCTGTGCATGGGAGCTAATTGATGATGAGTTACATGTTATTTATTCTGGCCAGGATACAACTAAAGCGGTTAGTCGCAGCAAGGCAGACCCTATGTCAACTGCGCTCTACGCGAATAGCCTTATTGATGGGAATCATTGCACAGTAGCAATTTTGGAAGCCACTTCGATTTCGAAGAATGAAAAGAAAGATGAATTGCAACATGCTTTAGTGTAGGCCGGTAAATTATAGCGAGTCACTATAAGTGGCTCGTTTTTCTATTCAGTAAGGCTAATATTTTGAGGATAATGAAGCTTACTACTGCTACAGGTTGAATTTAACTCTGTTCAGCGTTAGCATCTCCCTACAGTCGGCCAGTGTTTTTATTGGCTAGCACTCCCCAATTCAAGCCCAGAACGGTTCGCCGTTCGGGGCTTTTCTTTTGCCCGAAAGCCGAGAACCCTGCGCGCCTGCCCGGCGGTACCGTGACAGTGAGAGGTATTGTGGCCATCGGCAAGAAGGCGTTTTACAGGGGAGGGGAGCTGGCAGGAGAGGCGCCGGATTTACCGACCTATGAGATAGAGGTTTAATGCCGGTTTAACAGGCTTATCAAACTCAGCGATTGCGGTGTCACCAAGTTTGATAAACAGCTGGGCTGGTAGTTTCTCATTTTCCCCGTAAATCTTTTTCATTTTCGGCGGCGGGTTACATCTGCCTTGGCAGTTTTCACCTTAGTGTCGGTTAGCCGGTTTGTTCCGGTCTCGCGTGTCTTCTTGTCCATGTTGCCTCTTCGTACCACCGAATTTAGTACCACAGCCCCTGTGGTACTAATAATGGTACTAAATGAGCTGGCTTCTGGCGACTCCCTCGGACTTTTACGGACAACAAAAAACCCGCAAAGCCTTACGCTGTGCGGGTTTCTGTACTTCTTCGTTCCCGGCCGGAACATTGTTTGGTGGAGCTGGGGGGATTTGAACCCCCGTCCAAATCAACTTTACCAATTGAAATATAAGGTGTTTTTATCTTCATTTTGTAATTTGGATCGGGATTGGCGCTTTTGCCGTCTGGCCGTCGTACTCGGAAAGGTAGGATCCATAGTGCCGAAATAGCATTTCAGGCCCCTTGTGTCCCATCTGGCCGGCGAGCCAAAACAGGTTGCATCCACGGCTGATGTTGGCCGTCGCATAGGTGTGCCTGGTTTGGTAGAGGTGGCGATAGCGAACGCCTGAGCGACGGAGTGTGTAGAGCCATGCTTTTTTCCGGATCGGCTCGGCCCCGGGCCATGGCTTGCCCAGCTTTGGATCTTCAAAAACGAGTTCTGAACGCATGAAGGTGAAGCGCTTCTGGCTGTTCAGCGCGGCAATAGCCTCCTTAGTCAGCTCGATTATGCGGGTGCCAGCTCTTGTCTTGGTGCTTTTTGTAATGCCGACGACCGTAGCGCTGGAGATGGCGACCGTGTTGCCGATCCAGTCTATCGATGACCAGCTCAGGGCGCAGATCTCGGATGGCCGCATTCCAGTGGCAAAAGCAAAGGCGAACAGGCTTGCCCACTGTTCGTTGATTTTTCTGGCAGTCGTTAAGATCGCTTCCACCTCTGCCGGGGTGAACGGGTCAACGTCCCTAACTGCTCGTTCAGAAGCTGAATCCACGTCCAAATATCTGGAAACCGAGATCAGTGATACTGGGTTCGCCTGCAGCAGTCCGTCCGTCACAGCTTCATCTATGGAGCTGCGCAGAAATGACAGCCGGTTGCGTGCCGTCTTGGCGGAGGTATTGCTTCTGATCAGCCAGTTTTTCACCAAGGCGGGTGTGAGGTCGGAGACCGTCACCTGGTGTAGATCCGTCAGAGCGGTGCAGCACTTGCGGTACCCGACCATAGTTGACGGGCTAAGCCCTCGGACTTCACAGCGGTGGATGTACTCGTTCAGATAGTCGGCCACCTTGGCGGCGATGGATGCGCCGCCGAAGATGCGCAGTTTCTTGGACTTCGGAAAGTAGTCGGCGTAGGCGAACTGGCCGCGCTCAATCTTTCCCTGTATCTCGCCAAGTAGCCGCGAGGCATAGCGCACGTTGGCGGTGGAGTTTGGTAGATTGGAAATGGGCTCGCGACAGCGAACCCCCCTGAAGGTAAAGGTGATGTTGATGGTATCACTGCGCAGCGTCACGCCGCGCGGGAGCTGTTTTTCATTGCCCACTTCATTACCTCTGCAATGTTAACCCAACGCTCCTTGGCCCCGTCAACGTTGACTATTTGGATTCCCAGCTGCCAGATGCCTCGCTGGATGCGCTTGTTGATAGTGTCGCGGTCGGTGATTTCGATCGTACTGAGGTAGGTACTTAGCGGGATGGCGTCAGGCAATCTCATTATGAGGAGCTGGCCCTGGATCTGGCTTTTGGCGGGATCGGTAGTTGTTTCCATGGTGGTTGGTCCTCGTCAATCTGGTGATTTCATCCCGGCCCGCTCGGTTGTAGAGGTAACATTCGACTTGTTTCCTGCTACTCACCGCTTGGTCAAGGCGGTATTCCCCGAACGCCGGGCGTTTGAGTTTGTGTTGGTTGGCCAGTCGGCCGATGGCCTGGGCGCTGACCCCCAACTCTTTGCCCAGTTCGGTTGCGCTCCAGAGTTGGCCGGCAATCCGTGGCGCTTCGATAGGTAGATCGAAGTGGGCTAGGATACGACCGATCTCGGCGAGCTTGGCCGATCGGGAAAGGGTGGGGGAGCGAACGGTGCTGACCAGATCATTGAGCAGCTGGCTGTCTTGGTCGATGGTCAGTTGAAGCTGTTGCATTGTGGGGCCCTCCTGTCCCAGAGGATGGGGTGCCAGTGTGGTTGATGGAAGGGCCGCTTAATGTTTTTAGCTGCTCATGACGCATTCAATTAATTGATATAACTATATTTTTTCAACTCTCACAGCTGTTCCATAGCATAGAACTTCTGAAAGGCTGGATACTTCAGCAGTATCAAATCGCATTCCGATGACAGCGTTTGCATCAAGTTCGATGGCACAAAGCTCCATCTTCATTTGAGCTTTCTCTCTGGTTTGTTCACATACTTCAATTAATGCACCTATTTCACCACCAACAATGGATTTAAATCCTGCACTAAACCCCTGAGACAGTGTCGGTGCACGAACAACAATTCCTTTTACTAAACCTTTAAATTCAATGACTTTGTACCCTGGGATATCTTGAGTTGTTGATAGTAGTAATAGGCTAGACATCGGGGGGGCCTCAATATGGGGGATGCTGTAAAAATCGAATGAATACGAAAAAAAAATGCGATACCAATATTATTCTTTGTACTCATGGTAAGCATCTGTTTTCCATGATTTTGCCTGAAGTCCACCTTGCTGAGCTACACCTATTTATTGGATATTTGGCTAGTTACTTATTGGCATCGAGAAGTCGCCTTTTCGGGGGCAGTCAGCATTTCCAGCTGCGGTACCCGATAAAACCAGGATCCCGCACCTGTCGAAATGACAGGACCGGGAGATGGGCGATCAGGATCTTGAGCTGGGGGTTATCTGGCTGTCGATGGTGACCCGGGCGTCGGGGTTGATGCGCAGTTATCGCTCACGTACATCAGTAGCTTCTTCTCGGGTCAACCCTGGTTGGATAATGGGCTTTCTGTAGCGCATTGCTCACCTCCGAAGCCTTTGGTGGCTCTGTGTTTGCAACATGTGAATCTTGCGGGCCGCAGCTTCGGCGGTTTGTCGATCGCATATCGTGCCTCCTGGGAGGACGAACATGTCGGGCTGCTTGGGATGAGGCATGACGACGCCAAACCCAATAACTACTGCACCGCAGTAGGGGCTTTCAGTCTTTTGCATGAGAGTCCTATGAGTTATCCACCGTTTCTGTGTGGCTATCGGTGGATGGTTTGGGGGTATCAGGCTATAGCGCTGATGGGCTCTGCTCCGGCGAGCATCAGCGATTGCTTACTGACATCTGAAATCCGGCAGGTGCTGCGCCAGTTCGGGGCGAAAATAAGAAACATGGAGCCTTTCGGGTTACCCTTCATTTCCAGGCCGGTTCTCTTGTCGATGAAGTTGATCCGGCCATTGCGCCATTTACCCCTTTCATCGTGGTAGCCCTTGATGTGACGTACTTCACTGGCCATGTCCCCTGGATACCATTCAGTGCTGGTGTCTTGCGGTACCAGCATGACGGTGCCGATGCCCTTCCTTTGCTGCTCAATGGCCTTATCTACCCATGGGCCGATAGCGGAATAGGGCGGGTTAAGCCAAGCCCAGGGAGCGCGTAGAAGAGGGTTGATGAAGTCACCCCAATCCACGCGCAGAGCATCAATGCCCGGCGTCAGGTAGTGTGAACATAAGGCTGTCTCTGGCAGGGCCGCTGCATCGAGAGCAAAGTTGAACTCACGATCCAACGCTCGAAAAAGGAACATTGGGGTCTGGGTGAGATCTCGGGTGTCATCAGGAGTCGTTGAACCTCGGTAATCAGCCATCAAGCCAGCTCCTCAGTAATTGATAGTCAGGTGCGCGATCTTGTGGCTGGCGATGTGCTTAATGAGGGTTATGGCTTTATCTTCCTCAATGCCGAGCCCCATAAGGTCCATCATGATTGAGCTGTGGATCCGGCCGCGGTGATCTTGGTCGGCAAGGCGGCGGGCATCTTCTTCGTCTTTGAGGCGTTGTTCGTCGGCAATGTGCTGGCGTTCCTGCTCTGCCGCGTGGGTCGCCGCTTCTTCAGCTTGTTGTGCTGCGTTGTCTTCAGCCTGCTGGCGGGCCAGCTCGGCAGCTTCTGCATCACATCGGGCTTGAGCTTCGCGCCCTATTGCTACTTGGGTTTGGCGCAGAGCTTCCTGCTCACGGTGCTGAGCAGCTTCACGCTCGAGACGTTGACGGTCTTCTTCCTGGATGCGAGCGCCCTCAGCGGCTTGATCTGCTATCAGGCGTTCGCGGTCGATACGATCTTGCTCGGCCTGCTTTTTACGCAATTCTTCCAGCTCGACCTGCTCGGCTTCGTATTTCAGCCGGGTGGCCAGAGTATCACCAAGGCGCTTGGCAGCCAGTTCCTTGGCCACGGTAGCCTGTGGCAGCAGCTCCTGCCAGCTATCGTCCAGGGCTGCCTGCTCGACCTCCAGTAGCATTGTTTGCAAATCGGCGGCGGTGAACTCGTGGCCGCCTGAAGCGCCAAGATCTTTCAGCATTGTGAGTCGGTCTTGCAGGGCGGTAACCCGGGTTGCCTCTGCTTCTTCAAATTTGGTGAGTGGTGTGCGCACTTCGTCTTTAAGGGCGTCCATGAAATCACGGAAAATCTTGCGGTTGGCGTCGAGCTTGTTGGGCTTCGCCTTGAGATCGTCGGCCAGCTCCTTGCCAAAGCCCTCTCCGTACACTTTGAATTTGGCACAGGAATGGGCCAGGCTCGCGATCTGCTTACGCCCCTTGGCGGTGGATTCGTCTGGCACGATGTTAGTCACCTGCTGACGCACGGCGGCAAGCATTTCGTGCAGGCCTACGCCCTCAATAAACAAGGCATTAACGCTGGCAGGTTCGATGACAACCAGCTGGTTCTGGGCGGTGTCAGTCTTGGCTTGTTCGGTCATGTCGGGTCCTTACTCAATAAAAAAGCCCGCTGGTTGACCGGCTGGTGTTAGCGGGCTGGTTAAGTTAAAGGTGACCTGGTTACTTGGCTTTGTTGAGCTGGGCCTTGCGCTCACCGGCCACCTGCTTGATTCCGTCGGTGATTGCTTGGTCAGCGGTTTCGCTGGCCCATGCCCAGGCGCTGGTATAGGCCTGCTGCCACTCAGCCGTATCACTGGCCCCCTCGATGGCGGCACAGTGGTCGGCGTAGGCGTTGGCATGGTCAACCCCAGCGGACGCTTCATGTTCGGTGGCCTGCTCGTGGTCTAGGGTGACCGGAGCGGTGTGTTGGCCGCGCATGGCATCCAAGGCTCGACTCTTGGCGGGAACGCTCAGGGGCGGCTGGGTGCCAGGGATCTCGTTGATGATGATTTCCTTACCTTCCATTTCCTCTGCGGTGGGCTCACTGCCTATCTCTGGCCATGCCTTGCGCAGGGATTGCGCCTCAGTGCACTTGGCAAGTTGGGCATAAGGGCGCTTACGCCACATGGCGTTGGGGCATTCAGTCTTGTTGCTCTGGGTAGCGTAATTTTCCTTCCAGCGCTCCAGGGCATGGAAGGTTACCCGCTGCCCATTCACCATCTTGTAGACGGTGTACTTGCACCACTGAGGGTAGGTGACCTTGATCTTGGCGTTCTGGTTGTAGGGGTCTTGGAACTCCTCGGTCACATCCGGTCCGAACACGGGCTCGTCGGCGCCGGCATAGTTGCCGGAGCGGTCAGCCTGGATCCGGTACATGCCGATCCCGGGCATCGGTACATCCCGCCATACCTTTTCCTTAGTGCGGGCATCCGTGACCTGCATGGGGACCAGATGGACGGGTTTGAGCAGGATGTCTAGGCCTCGGGCCTTGCAGTAGTCGATGGCCATGACAATCGAGTCTGGGTTGGCGCCAGGGTAGATGGTGTTGCACAGGGCGTTCCAGGTTGGCTCGTCGATGCCGCGCTGTACGAGCATGGGGAACTGGGCGGCAAAGTTCTCGACCGCCTGCTGCTTGATGCTGGTGATGTTGCTCATGCTGCTCTCCTTGCCCATGCCGGGCGGGTAAGTGGTATCAGGTCGTGCCAGTCGTTGTTGACGCGGCACTCGTGGAATTTCTGCAGGTCACGGCGGTAGAGGTCTTTGCCTGACTCTTTCCACTCAGGCTCCAGCGGGCGAACCCGTACCGGGTAGCGGCCACACTCAATGGATGAGCTGACCGCCAGAAAGATGAAGTCAGGTAATTCGCCGTAGATCTGAAAGAAGCCATCCGAATACATTGCGTCCTGGACGTGATAGCGGAACTCCTCCACGTGGCGTTCGAAGCGGGCCATGTCGTCCACCTTTTTCACGTCGGCCAGGATAGGGAAGTCACTGAGCTTCTTGTCTGGGCGGCACCGGCAGAGCTCTTCTGTTTCTGAGTCGGTCCAGTAGAGCGACCCTTCGCAGATACCATCTTGTTCCAGCAGCCAGCGGGCGTCAGGGTGGGCAAACACGCTTTCACGCATCAACAGCAGCTTGCGGTCGTCTTCGAACGAGAGAATTGTCTTACCCAGCTCCGCGCAACTAGCCAGGAACTCCTTCTCTTCATCCTTGCCTGCATTGGTGCGGCGATTGAACTCCGGGGCGATGATGAAGCGATCCTTGAATTCCTCCGGTTCCAGCAGCAGGCAATGCAGGGCTTTACCCATATCCAGCGGCTTTAGCTTTTCATCATCGACCGGCGCACTCTTGCGCCAGAGATAGGTGGCGGGACTCTCGGCAATATCATCCAACTGAGACTTACTGACGCCTTGGCCTGCGTGGTACTGCTCGTTGCTCAGCCCCATCACCATGCCGTGTGGCAGCGCCAGGCTGGTATCGACAGGGACGTTCATGCTGCGCTCCTCTGCTGGTATTGCTCCCACTGCTCGTCGCCCATGGCATCTTCAAGTCCGGCAACATGGTTGCTCCATGCGTCGTCTGCCAGAACTGTCAGTCCTTCTTCCAGTAGCCGCTGGACCTGGAGGGTGAGCGGTACTTTGTCGCCAGACACCATCAGCAGGTAAATAGCCTGGTTGAGCTGTGTAGCTTGGTCGGTATTGACCTCGGCCAACAAGGTGGCCGCGTCTGTGTCGAGCTGGCCGGACAGAAGTGGGAGGCGGTTAGTCTCTACCCATTGGGCAATCCATTCAGCCCTGGCGATAACCTCAGCCTCTTTGCTGTCGAGCAGGGCAAGTAGGGTATGTTCGGTGGTCATGGCGAACTCTCCGGTTAGGCTATGGTCTGCTCGGCCATTTGGCCGGTAGTAAGCCAGATGAAGTGGGTTGAGAGCTCGGGGTGCTGTGCGATCAACAGCAGGGTACCGCCGCCAATCTCCCGGTAGTTCAGCTCGTAGTTCTTGAGCGTGCTGGGGGGGATCCCCAGCAAGTCGGCGAACTTCGGCCTGCTTAGGCCAAGACGCTCACGCAATTCACGCAGGCGCTTGCGGCACTCGTCATTGAGTCGGGGGATAGTCTCGTTGCACTGCTCGGTACGTTTTTTCATGGTCGGGTCCTTTGGTGGTTCTAGTGGCTACTTGTTGTTGCGACTTGCTGAGATGCGATCCGCCATCCAAGCCTCAACTTCGGATTCGATGAAGGCGACTGACCTAGCGGATAAGTGGATTGGTTGAGGAAAATCTTTCTTGTTGATAAGGTCGTAGATGCTGGACTTGCAAAGTCCTGTTTTCTTGATGACCTCACGCATTCGAATGAAGCGAAGAGGGGTTGGCTCATTCGAGGGGCATTTCTCAGTTTGGTCATTCATATTTAGGGCCTCTTGATATGCGGTTATCCGAAGGCGGCCGCTGTTTTAGCAGAACCGCCTTGGGATACCGGCTTGCAAGCCGGTGCCCTGTCACCTTCCTGCCCCACATTCCGGTTTGAACGGGTTAGCGGGGATCTGTCGGGCCAGCAGATTACGAGCGGTGACGGCCCAATCCAGGTTGTTAAAGAGCAGCTCAACCAAATTTGGCGTGAGCGAAGCCAAAGCATCCTTGTGGTGCTAAAAAAAGCTTTGGCTACGGCGCTATCAGGGAAGCGCCAGACCCGGGTCAGACTGCGTGGCGGTGGAAATCGGCGCGCCAGTGGAGGAGGGCGTTGTGTTTGGTTAAACCGGTAGTGCGGTGTTGGACTGCACGGGCGGCAACGATGCGGTGTTGCTCTGCGGCCAGCATAGCGACATAAAGACGTTGTTTGAGGGCTCGGCGGCGGGCTGTATTGCCGTTCAACCGGTCCGCGATGCCGGTAATGATCTGGCCGGCACAATGCGCGGCTCTGGAAAAAATGTTCTTGGTCATGGTACATTTGCTCCTGTTGACGGGTTGGTCCCTGTTAACACCGGCCCGCTTTGGCGTGGTTGGGTCCTGTTGCTGGGGTTGGTCCCCTGGCAATATGACTAGGGGTGGTACCCTGGTCCTTCGAAGCCCGCCTTGTGCGGGCTTTGTCGTTCTTACGCGCTGGTCAGGCGCCTTCTACTTTTCCCTGGTTAGGGGTGGGTCCTGTTGCTGGCGGCCATGATTTTTTTCAACCGGTTGAGTACTGAGGCAATGCTCATGCTGTTGAGTGCTCCCGCACTCGGCGAGAGCGCCTGGTTACGCTGCCGCTTGTAGGCAGCCTGCACGGGTTCGGTGTTCCTTACCGGCCTCGGTTTTGACGGTGTAGAACAGGCCGCCACCGCGGCGCTTGCCTAGGTCAGTGATGCCGGTGATCACTGCCGGAACGGTGACGCGGGTCTGGGGGTTGGTGTACTGCACAGGGTCATTCACTTTCATGTTTGGTCCTCTGGTTTGGTTCCAACAGGCTTTGAATTTTACTCTTGTCGTTCTCTCAAGAGGATGACGTGCAAACTGTAATCTTAAGAGAACGAATGGTCAATATCGATCTCTAAAATAAACGATGTTTTTTATGAACAACAAAAAACCCGCCGAAGCGGGTTGATGCGATCTGTATTGAGAAGGGCAGTTATGGGTTACTTGATTTCGCTACGTCTCAGTTCGGAAAGCTTGCCTAGTACAGTCGCCTCACTGGATGTGACTGTCCCAAGCCTCGGGTCATCAACCCCGTACACCCAACCATCAATACCGGCCATAGCTCTCAACAGCCGAGCCTGGCCACTCTTCGCCAGCTGGATCAGCATGACTGCACCATCTTCTGGAGTACGTTCAGCCAAGTTAATGATGCAAATGTCCCCGGCAACTATCCCAGACTTCGATAGATGATCGTTGTTGGATTCTATAGCAATGCTGTGGCTTTGATTCTCGGCCACCACATACCTACCACTATCCATGTTCGGCATCATATCGGTGGCCAAGTTCTCCACATCGGAGACAGTCCAGACAGGGACTTTGTCTGAGTTGAATTGAATATCGTTTAGTAGGTCACCACTACTACGGCCCGAGTAAAGCCAAATCGGGTCAACCTTTAACACCTTTGCGATTGAGATCAGGGATGAAACGCGCATTTCGCGGTTCGGGTTATTGATGGTGTTGCTGATCACGCTCTTGGATAAGCCCGTGCGTCGCGCAAGCTCAGACATGCTGATGCCTAGCTCTTGCAGCTTCTCTTCAAGGCGTTGTCCAAATGTTTTCATCAATAACCTCTCGTTCTCTTTAGAGACTAAATTGTAATTCTGTTGCTGATCTCTTTGGGAGACGCTGATGATTGACATCGTTCTCTGTGGAGGACATTATTTGCATGCATTTACGCCACAGGACCCGACCAATGAAGAAACGTGAAGTAATAGAGTACTTCGGCAACATGGCCCGTGCCATGAAAGCCATCCGCATCTCCCGCAGCCTCGCCGTGAAGTGGGGCGACGTGATCCCTGCCCAGCATGCAGTCAGCTTTGTTATCGCCAGTAATGGTGAGCTACGCCTAGGGCTGGAGGATTACCCCCTGGACAAAGAGCAGGAACAACCCACTCAACAGGCTGCCTGACCACCGGCCTTCAATACCGCACCAAGAGGACCAACTCAATGGGACGCCCAGCATTATCTGATCACGAAAAAATGGATTCTATTTCACCGCTCCGCGTGCGGGGTAACCCTGCTCAGCGTCGAGTTTGGCAAGAGGTCGGGGCCGAACTGCAGATGACTGAAACCGCATTCGCGCGCACCTCGCTGCTGATCCTGCTCAAGGCTATATCACAGCACGATCCACAGATCCTGGCGAGAGCCGTCAAACGGGCCAATCGGAGCCTGCTAGAACAGGGATACCCGCCCGTGACAGTCGAGGAAATACTGGATGGATCCGGTTTACCCGAGCGTGGCCTCCTGCAGTTCTCCTCAGATGAAGAGGCGACATACAACGAGGAGCGCCCTCTACGCCCCCTGCAAAAACTCATCAAATTCATTCTCGGGAGGTAACACCGTGACTACGAAACCCAGGCCGCCACGCCCGGCATCACGACACGTTAGTGATCGCGACAACATCATCTTGAAGGCCGTGATCCATGAATTGGCACTTGAGTTGGATACTGCACTTATCCCGACTGCACATGCAGCCGGTACCGATCGGCAGGCACTGCGATTGGCTCGAGAGCTGCAGGCCCGAACAGTTGAGCGAGCAGAGGCCCAACCCAGCGCATAACCACAATCAGCCCGCCTGACCAGCGGGCGTCTTGAACCAGGACCTGACCAATGACCAATCCAACCATCGCCCGTGGGGGCACCTTCTTGCTGCATGATCTTGGCCACTGCCCGCAGTGTGGTAGTGAGCTGCAATCTGTTACCGACGACAGCATATTTGAGTGCCTCGCTTGTGAGTACACCGAGCAGGAGATGGCAGCATGAGCATGCTACTGATGGTCAAGGCCATGAGCATCAAAGTGGGGAACCCATTGAGAAAGCTCGTTCTGATCAAGCTGGCGGATAACGCCAGCGATACCGGTGAGTGCTGGCCGTCATACCAACACATTGCAGATCAGTGCGAGATCTCCCGGCGCTCAGTGATCAATCATATCGACGCAATGTGTGAAGTGGGGCTTCTGACCAAGGAGTCCCGAGTCGGTCCCAAAGGAAAGCGATCCAATGTCTATGTGCTCACGTTAGATGGTGCAGGAGCTGCACATCCAGAGGTGCAGGAGATTCACCAGGGTAGTGCAGGAGCTGCACTAGGGGGTGGTGCAGGAGCTGCACATAGAATCAGTAACTCTTTAGAACCAGTCATTGATCCAAAGATCCCCTCTGTATCCCCCCAAGGGGAAACGCGACCTGCAAGCGAGAGTTCTCGACGAGGTACCCGCTTGCCTAGCGACTGGGGACTACCGGCCGAGTGGGGGAGGTGGGCTATCCAGGAGACAGGACTCCCCAGAGAGCGGATCTTGATGGAGGCGGCTACGTTCGCCGATTACTGGCAGGCGCTGCCCGGCGCCAAGGCGGTCAAGCTGGACTGGGAGAAGACCTGGCGCAACTGGATACGCCGGGCAGCCAGCTCGTTCCGAACAGCGGCACAGCGCAAGCCATTGGCCAACATCCAGGCGGCCCAGCAGGCTGCACAAGCGTTGAGAGAGTCGGGGAGGGGGGACTATGACGACAGCACTCCGCTCTAACCAGACAACCGCCCTGAGCATGCCAGGGGACGCACTGCAGGTCAGTGCTCGCATGTCGGTATTCCTGGCCGAGGAGCTTCTGCCGCTGATGGCAGGGCTATGGCCAGCCAGTGCCAACCAGCTGGACGGCAATGCCCGCGGCGTAGCGCTGGCCTGGGGGAGTTTACTCAGGGGATTCAATGCGCAGCAGATCCGGGAGGCGGTGCTGCAGCTTGGGGAGGATGCCGATCGGCAGTTTGCGCCACGGCCGGCAGAGGTGCGGGGCGTTATTCTGCGGAATAATCCTGTTCCCCGTAGCGCGCCAGTTGGCCGCCAGGTGTCCCTGCGAGTATGTGAGATGGAGGCGGAGGTGAGAGTTTACCTACGGAATCGCAGCGTACCGGTAGAGGAAGTCACTGCTGAGCTGCGGAAGGTGTTGGCTGAGAAAGCCCGACAGGGAGTGGGTTTGACCGGGAATCAATATGAGGAAGATGGAAGAGACACTAAACACCTCGGAGTTTGACCAGAATACGGGGCAACGGGGGGCAGGAACAAGATGCTGTTCAAAAAGGAATTAACACCGGCCTGAGGCCGGTGTCAGGTGATAACTAGATCTGTGAGCCTGTAAATAATTCTGTGTAACTGCCCACTCCATTACAGGTGACCGTTCAGGCGATCACCGAATTCGATAATAAAACGATTTAGGGCAAGCTTCCAATTCTGGATCGGCATGGTCCATTTCTTGGAGGCCTGCTGTATCGCGAGAAACGCCACTTTTAGCGCCGAGTCGTCGGTCGGGAACAGCTTCCTTTGCTTGGTCGCTTTACGCAGCACGCTGTTCAGTGACTCGATCGCATTGGTGGTGTAAATCACCTTCCGGATGGCGGGGGGATAATCGAACAGCGTGATCAGATT